AATAAATAATCCATAGTGTCCACTGTCAAGAACACCATCCTGAACTATATGCTGAACAGTTTGCGTTCCATCATTCTCAATATAAATTATCTTTCCGTTTCCTGTCTGGGCTATATCCAAACACGAGCCTGTTCCAGCATTAGAGATTTCTATAATATCTCCGCCTGCTGTTCCTGATTTGTTTATGTCAAATACAATGCCGTTGCCTGATTTGGTAATATCCCAAGTATCTGTGGTAGCAGAGTCAGTAGTGGAAAGGTCTTTGAAGTAAGTCCCTGTAAGCGCCAACTTACTTTCCGCTATGGCGGCGGAACTGTTTACATCAGCATTTACTATTGTTCCGTCTTTTATAACTTCAACGCCTGTCTGAAGATAAGTAAAAATATTGTCCTCGTTGGTAGTTACCTCATCAGGTTCAATAATCTCATCAGCCGTATAGGTATAGGTTCGTGTAGGAGCGGCCGCCATTGCAGGGAGGCTTATCGTTAATATCGTTAACAATGTTAATAATGCTCTAAACGCTCTCATCTTATCCTCCTTAACCGTCAAATGTAATATATCTCCAAGCCCCGTCAAAATACACATAAAGTCTGTAAGTAGAACCCGAATAATACACCCTTATCTCGCCAGTTGAGGCGGAAGTCGTAGGTATTGAGGTTACCACATTAAGACTATACCTTCCGTCTGTTATCGTCCATAAGTCCTCTAAAATCTGGTTTAACTGCGTTAAAGAGGCGTCATCAAGTTTCTGTATAGGCACAGGTTTCGCCATACGGAAACCATACGCTGCGCCTGCGGATAAAAGAAACCCTATTACTACACCTGTAATTAACTTTCTCATTTCAAGTCCAAAGGTTCATTCAATATTGAATATCCGTAAAGTTTGAAGGTTTCATCAGCGTCATCATTGGAAAATTTGAACCTGCTGTATCTTCCGCTTGCCTTTAAGGGGATAGAGGAAAATATGGCGTCCTGACCACCCCACTTGCTTACCCCCCAGATAGCAGTCCCCCATACCCCGCCTGTTCCAGTTAAATCTACGGTTTCGGTGGTAATGGTGCTTCCGAAATCAGAGGCATAAGATATTGCTATATCTGTTCCGCTTTCCTCCTCTGCCCAGATATAAAGGTCAAGCAAATGCTTCCTTCTCGCCGCCTGCCCCATATCAAACCACTTTGTCTGATAGTGGGCGTCTATAATCCCTATGGAATAGACGCTTGTGGTATCAGGGGTATCGGTAAAGGCGGAGTCCACCACAAAGCCGCTTGCCGCACCCGTAGCCACAAGCCCCGTAGCAACATCATTGGCAAGGGCTACTATAACCTTTTCCTCTCCCTCGCCTGTTCCGCTGATTATCTTTACCGTAGCCCCCGTAGCAATAAAAGCGGCAGAGGAGTCATAGATAACCTGCAACCCTGAAGCGGTTTTAGTGGTAAGATACCCTATACTGTCCACAGTTCCGCTTACGCCCTGAACATCGCTCGCCAAAGCATTATCATATAATTGATACACAAAGTTCTTATTATTTCCGAAATAAACCTGCTGTTCGCCGTCAGCGTCAAGCACAACCGCAATAGCATTGGCGTTAATATCTTTATATTTAGTCCACTCGCCTATCCCTGTGTTAAACACAAGAAGCAAATCATTATAAGTTTCAGTATCCGTTACCGACAGGTAATAATTAGAACCGTCATATGCGCTAACAGCATAAGGAAGTCTGCTTGCCGTAAGGCCCGCCATAGTGTTAGAAATAAGGGTTGAGATTTCGGTAATGGTGACCCCGTTAAAGAAGTTTACTGTCTTATCACGGCTTAAAAACATCATTCCCTTCTGTCCGCCTGACAGGTTTATATGCTGAACGGAGTTCTTTGATATGCAACCCACCTTATCGTCAACCTGCGTTACCACAAATATCTCATCACCGCCCACAAGAGTAAGTTTATAGATAGCGTTGGTCATAAGGATATAAAGGTTGTCATAGAGTATCCCGACCGCCTCTATCTCCTGACCGCCTAAAGTGGCTATATCTATGTAATCCTCGTCTGAATAAGCGTCTATTGTGCCTACATTTGCCCAGCGGATACGGGTAGATTTCTCCGCGCCCTCGTAGGTATTGCCCCAGATAAGGTAGTTCTTAAACCACGCTACGCACTTTGCCTTCGTAACAGCGGTAGTAAGCCCCGTAAAAGAGGCGTTCTTAAACGATGCGCCGTCATAGACCTTCGGTATATCGTAGTCATTGGTAGATATGATATTGTCTAAAGCGGTGGTAAAGACCCACTGATAATTGCCCCCTGTGGTAATCCCTGCCGTTCCAGTTAAATCCCATACATCTGTTGTGGCGTTATATTTATAAAACCTTGTATCGCAATACGCTACGGTATATTCAGTTCCAGAAGAAAACTCCGTGTAATATAAGCCAGTAACAGGGGCAAAATCTGCTCCTGCCTTGTCTAAAATATCCCCTACGACATCGTCACCTTCCCTTTTGGTAAGCCCATAGGTAAGGGTAAAATTGACATTCTGAAGGTCTGTAGCCCTGCCGTCCTGAACCGCAGTAGGGCTTGAGGTATCGTCAAGGCCCAAAAACCCCATAATCCCTGACGGGGGATATGACTGCGCCCTCTCCTTCTCCTGGGCTAAAGCAGGGCTACTTAAAAGTAAAGCCCAAAGCCCGACCCATAGTATCCACTTGCTACGGTATCTGATAATTTTATTGCTCCTGTCCTGAAGTTACGGTTAAGCCCTAACTGCGGTATATAGTCAACATTCATCTCATCCTGTCTTTTCATAGCCAGAAGCCCTGCCTGATAGCGTGCCTCTGTCTGGACATAGGCGGTTTCCTTGTTCTGATACTGATATACCTTAGCAAGAGCGCCCTCTCTTAATATCCAATGCCACTTCTCGTCAAAATCAGGGACATCAGCGTTATTGACAAGTTCTCTTATTCTGACATAATACTCCAGATAAACGCTGATAGCGGAACTCGGTATGGGATAAAAGTCTATTAACTTAAACCTCGGCGACCTTTCTTCAGGGGCTAATACCACAAGGGTAGTCCCCCCAGAGTTTTCCTTTACCGTAATAGCCCCAGTGGTCTTTCCTGACTTTGAAATCCTAAGCGGTCTGTCAGCCTGAAAGGTCTTTGTCCCTGCCACGGTGGTAGTCCCGTCCAAGGTAAGCACCTCGCTATCCCTGTAACCTGCCACATAACCCGATACGGATACCGTAAAAGATGACCCGTCAACGGCAGAAGAAGATACCACATCTATTGTATCCGCCTCACTAAGTCTTGTGGATACGCCCTCCTCCTCCCACAACCTGTAGTAGAAAGGATTTCCCGTAGCGGTAGGGTAGGGGACAAACTTATAGAATAACTCATCAGGCAGATAGATAAGTTTTATAGGGCTTGTGGTCTGCCTTAAAAACCCTATCTTGTCCACATCTCTCGGCAATACCAGACCTTCGGTAGAGGCCGCCGTGGTAAGGGTGGTCTTACGCCTGTTAAATGTCCAAGGGTGGTAGTTGTTAATCTCATTAAGGGTAAGGTTGATATAGTTGTCTATCAGGCTGTTTATCTGGCTTTCCCTTACCGTATCGGCTATATTAGTGCGTATCTCGGATAATGTGTGCATTTATATCTCCTTGAGTGTAAAAAGCCCAGCATAGGCGAACATACAAACCGTGCCCGTAACAAACAGATGATACGGATAATTTAATAACGAATTAAAAAGACTTGCTATAAATACAGAAGCCAACACCACGGCCGTCCTGTTTTCGGTAAGTTTTCCAAATACCTTGAAATACTTATATACCCCATATATCCCAAGGCATAAACCTATGATACCCGTCATAACGGCTAACTGATACGGCTCACAATGGGCTACCTTCCATATAGCATTGGTCTTTCCATTGGTCATATTTAACGCCTGTATAATCCCCATACCCCTGCCGGTAATGGGAACCTTCTGAAACTCCGGATATAATAACTTCCAGTATTCAAACCTTCCGCTCATATTAAGATATGTTCCCCACATATTGATAATAGTTCCGTATTTTAATGTGATATAGATAACCCCTGATATCGATAATATAGCCATGTCATACCATGTATAAGGGTTAAAGAATAGAATAAAGAATACCGAACCCGCCACAGCCGCCAAAAGCCCTGATGTAGAGCCCGTCATAATGATTACCGCCCATAAGATATATGTGCTTATAATAGTTACTTTGTTTCTTTTAAGATATAATATAGGCAAGCAGATACCAAGATAACCCGCAAGATGAGAAACATTCCCAAGCGTTCCAACCAACTGACTGCCGTATTTACACGCCCCTTCGTTAAAATGCTTATAAAACTGGTCTAAATTAAGTCTTTGCAACACGCAATAAAAAAGCAATGCGGCTAAACTATATGTAAAATATTCCAATACTTTCTCTATGCCCTTCTGGTCTAAATACTCTGTTATGAGTCTATACAACAATACAAAACTAAAAAGATTAAGAAAAGGCATGAGAATAAGATAGGCATATACTCCTCTTTCGATTATACATCTATCCCACCAGAAAAATGTTACCATGCCGCACCACAGAAAGAACAAGCCGAAAGGGATATTCTTAATCTTATATTTTGCGGGTTCATAAAAGGAATAGGCAAAGCATATAAGAAGCCCCGCCTGAAAGAACGCCCCCTGCCCGTTCCAGACATCCATACGCCTGAAAAAGAAATGCCCCCAAGGGATAAGGCAGAAGAAAACCGTTAAAAGATTAGTCATTTAGTTTTCCGCAGTTTCCTGAAACAAGAGTCGCAGATAATCCTTTTTTTAGAGTCAACCTTATATAAATAGGTATCCCCCTTGCACTTATAGCACTCAAGCGGAGATGTAGAACTGAAATAAGGCACTGCGCTGCCCATAGTGCCTTCAGGATAATAAGTTAAAATAGTATATTTATCTATGATACTCCAGGTTACAAGCCCTATTAAAATTATAAGTAACAGGATTATAGTTTTCATTTTGGCCTTTTAAGATAAAACGGGCAGGGGGCTTTCGCCCCCAACCCGTTCTTGAATGCTAATTTTCATCGAACCTCATCGGGTCAACATAGATTAGCGTCCATGAGTCAGCGCCATTATCAATGGCTGTAGTTACCTGAACAGCCTTAATGCAAACGCCAAGAGCGCACTCATCATTTGCGCCGCCATCAAACGGAGATGCTTTTCCGCTGCCATCACCAGCAACGAGAGTATCTACTACAGTCGTTGTGCCGATAAGGGCATACGCAGGGCCTTTGATAACAATAGCCCCAGTATCGCCATTTGCTATGTTTTTCCCATAAGGAACGATACCTGCCTGCCAAACACCCTCATCAGTAGCATTCAACTTAACATAGGGGCACATATCGTCATACTGGTTATCAGCAGAGTCTGCCGTGTCAAAATCCCAAGCAACGATATAACCCGATACGATAGTTGAACCTGACCCGTTATAGACCGTCTCTGTCCATACGACAGGATTGTTTTTAGGGTCAACTGACAATGGGATGCTTGTAGCATTAGCCACTCCAGCAACAAACAGGAGGGCTAAAGCAAGAAATAATACTTTTCTCATTTTATCCTCCTATCCTGTTACCGAAAGGTAGCCCTGCGTTCTGCGTGAACCGCAGGTCAAGTTCCCAAATAGATACATCAACGCTGTCCTTGACAACTGGTTATGGGAAGGCTCAAAAGAAGTTATCCTGTTGTTGCCCTGCGCCAGAACCTGAAGCCAAAGTGAGTCCATATCGACCATATAGAGCACATCTGTCGTGCAATTATCGTCGAATAGAACAGGAAGCGTTCCGTATGCTAAATGAAGGAACTTGGTATCGCCAGTCGATAATTCCGTCGACTGGTAACGGATGTTGCTCGTCATCGACAACTCATACAGATTATAGACGGTTTTCGTGGTAAACACTGCGGTCGGCCCGAACCTTCCAAAGGTTGCAAGCGTCATAAGTGCGTTCATAGCCGTAACACCTTCGTTTGATGTATTGAAGGCTGTTACCGGACTACCCACAATGTTTCTCCAGTAGGTATTTCCCGAAGTTGACGGGTTAATACCGCCTACATCTGACTGGGTTGAAGGGGACGAGTTGATAAGCAAAGCCAGACCTCCGAAGTCATTGCTGTTCGTTCCAGTTGCAAAGACTTGAGCACCCAAGAGATTTGCCATTGAGTCTTCCGCATCCATGCGGCAGAACTCTATAAGGTCGATAAGTTTTTCCCTATCGCCTGAGTTCTGCGCCTCTTCAAGAGTAGAGATGACAAGAGAGCCAGCGGCTACCTTTATCTGATACTCTGCCCTTGTAAGGTTGTCTGGAATAGGCGTATCAATGGGGTCAAGTTTGCCATACATCTTGAAAGATGCGTTGTTGGCAAACCTTATTGGGTGGGTAAAGGTTCTACCGCCACGGACAATTTTGATATTTTCACGCTTTTGCAACATATACAGAAACGCATTGTTCTGCGCTACAGCGTTAAATATCTCTGTGCCGTGGTTCTGGAGGGTCTGGGTGATTATCCTCGTATAAGATGAGTTACCTGTTGCCATCTTAAATCACCCTTTCTACAGGCAATTACAACTCTAATCCGCCTGCGGCTTCAGCCTCAGCAAGAAGCCGTGCCGCTGTCTGCCGTAAAGTTTCCTTCGACTTTGGCAAACCAGATATAGAGGGCGGGCTGGTTGACTCAACATTAGCCTGCCGTTTTGCCTGTAATTGTTGCCTCGTTTGCGTTTGGGCTTTTTCTTGAGCGGTTTTGGCAACCTTGTCAAACATTACCGTCTTATAGGCGTCATCAGCGTCATATCCCATGCCTATCTTCTGGGATATAAGGAACTCCTCCTCTGAACCCTTTTTGACATCAGGATACTTCTGGCGGAAGTTACTGGTAAGCAAGTTACCTATAATCTTCTGCTGAACTTCCAAGGCTTTACGAAACTCATCTTCCTTCGCCTTCAGAAGCGCCTGTGCCTCACGCCTTGACAATTCCCTTACCTGACCGTAAAACTCTCTCTCCTCAGGGGTATTGCCTAAGGTGGGTTCAACGGGTCGTCCCTGCTCTTTCGCCTTTAAGATTTCCAAGAGTTGCCTGTTCTGCTCTGCTAAAGCCTCTTCCCTTGCCTTCTGGCGTTCCCGGTATGCTACCCAGCCGGGATGCTTGTCAAAAGGCACCGACTCTTCAGCCTTGGCTTCGGGTTGTTGCGGAGTTCCCGTCTCCGTGCCTTCGGGCTGTTGAGTTTCTTCTGCTGACGGGGCAGTAGTTTCGTCTTGAGGGGCGACGAATTCCTCGTTTGCGTCAATTTGGTTAGCCATCTTGCTCTCCTATTCGTTGGTAAGGAAACGACCCCTGCATAATCAAAG